GGCGAGTGGGCGCAGGACCAGGTGACTGAGCGCGGCATGAAGATCACGGGCGATATTGTTGACGAGTGGGTCAAGCAGACCTTCAGGCTATTCAACAAGGCCGTCAAGACTGTGGTGTTCTGTGCGGGTGTGGCTCACGGCAAGGATCTCGAGCGCCAGTTCAAGGAGCGCGGGTTTAACTTTGTCTCGATCTCATACCTGGAAGAGGACGAGTTCAAGCGTGAGGCCATCGAAGAGTTCTCAAAGCCTGACTCGACCATCCATGGGTTGATAGCCACGGACATACTGACCCGGGGATTTGACGTGCCTGACGTGCTTATAGGCGTGTCTGCGCGGCCTTTTTCCAAGTCTTTTAGCTCCCATGTTCAGCAGATGGGGCGGATCATGCGTCCGTCACCAGGAAAAACCCACGGGGTGTGGCTGGATCACTCAGGAAACTACCTCCGATTCCAGAAAGACTGGGATCAAGTCTTCAACGAAGGCGTAACCGAGCTCAGTGAAGGGGGTGAGAAGGCCAAGAAAGAACCGACCGAGAAGGAAAAGAAAGAGTCCAAGTGTCCAGGTTGCGGTGCTTTGTGGGTCTGGAAGTCCAACGTCTGCGGATCGTGTGGGCATGAGCGTCCTATTCGAGGGGTAGCCTCGGTTGCAGGCGAGCTCCAGGAACTAGGGGCGGGGATGGGTAATTTCCGCACCGAGCAACAGCAGTTCTACAGCCAGCTTCTCTACTACTCACGCATGCGCGGGTACAAGGATGGCTGGGTAGCGCACAAGTACAAAGAGAAGTTCAATGTCTGGCCGAGGGGTCTGCAGCAGGTTCCCGTCCCGACTGAGCAAAAGACTGTCAGGTGGATTCAATCACGCAATATCGCGTGGGCAAAAGCGAGGGCACAATGAAAAAGTTACTTCTATCTCTGATCCTGGCCGTGTCGCCAGTCCTGGCCGATACCGTGGCCACCATGAATAACGACGGGGGCGGCATCATGGTGCTCACCGATGTTCCCTGTAAAGATGGGGGCGGGTATCACATGTATTCACAGAGCCCAAACTTTCGCACGCTGTTTGGGTGTTGGTGGTCTGATAGCTCGATGGTCCACGTTACCTGGTATGACGGGGAGGTTCGGTCTTACCCGTTGGCCCTGTGGCGTGTGAACCTGGAAGTCGCCCGGCGCATGAGAAAAGGGGCTAATTTGTGAATTTCCAGCAGTTTGCCGAGCAGCATGGGTTGATGATCGATAGCCTCATACTAGACCGCTGGGTCAGAGTACCGACTGTCGATCACCCGAAGAAACGTAACGGCGCATACATCTGGGATGGCCGAGAGGGTGCGCTGATCAACTTCGCGGTGCATGACAAGCACGTCCTGTATCGATCGGATGAGCCCTGGAAGCCAGACCCTCAGGCTGCAGCCAAGCGCAGGCAGATGGAGCAGGAACGCCTCAAGCGCCAGGCTTCTGCAGCAAACAAGGCCGCGTGGATTCTCAACCAGGCTAGCCTCATGCAACACCCTTACCTTATCCGCAAGGGGTTTGATGACAAGGGGTATGTGTGGCGCGGTAGCCTCGTGCTTCCGATGCGGGTAGCCGACCGGCTGGTTGGTTGCCAGCTGATCGATGCCGATGGAACCAAGCGTTTCCTGTCCGGGCAGGTCACCAAGGGCGCTAGCCTCATGCTGAATAACAAGGGCCAGAACATCCTCGTCGAAGGGTTTGCGACTGGCCTGTCGGTGCGGCGTGTGCTCAGGCACCTGCGGCAAAGGTATTGCATCCATGTGTGCTTCTCGGCGGGTAACATGATCGAGGTGGCCAAGGGCATGGATAATCCCCTGGTGGTGGCCGATCACGACCCGACCGGGATTCGTGCAGCCAAAAAAATATCCTCCCGGGTGTGGCTCGATGGTGAACCTGGGGAGGATTTCAACGATGCCGAGATGCGGTTAGGAACCCCGGCAGCGGCAGCTACGTTATCTCAATTGCTATGAATCCCCTTGTCTTGCAGAATTTTCTCAAAGTCAGCGAGTACCTGTTGACGGGTACCCTTGAGGCCAAACTCGGATTTGATGATTTGAAAGCAGCTGCGCCCGGTCTTGCGTAGCCCCTTGATCTCAAGTTGCAGCCCTTTACGCAGGGTCAAGAGTCGAAAGTCTAGGATTTGTTGTCCGGTCAATGCGGTCATTGTTGTTCCAGTTCTAGTGCTTCAAGGGTTGCAATAATGTCGTCCAGGCAGTCGCCAATGGTGATGGCGCTACCATCGTTATCCTTCGGACGATTCTTGATCTTGTCTGATAGGGCATTGCGCACATCGTATGCGTCTAGTAGCGCGGATGAAATGTCTTCGGTTTTCATGATTTCTCCATCAGTTCTTCAGGGATTTCAACATCGTCACCCAGTTTGCTTGCAACGTAGCACCGCATGGCCGCGATCAGGGGCGTGTCTCCCTCTTGATATGCTTCCTCTGAAAATTCAGCGTTTGCGGGTAAAGCGATCCAATTACTTGCGTGTTTTTTAACCTGCATACCCTCACGCTCAATGATCGGCCCACCTTGTGCCCAGTCGGTTGAATACTGGTAGGTGTCCCCTTCATCGTCACCCCATCGGGTCATAAACGATTCGTACAAAATGTAATCATCAACGCGCTCACACTTGGCCACCGCCCAATCAAGGGCGGGTCTTGTCAGTTCATTTGTTTTCATGCTCACTCCTCGATTGGTTCGTCAACGTCAGCCTGGGTGTAACTCCCCAGGATTTCGGGTCTGTATTGGGCTAGCCTGAAAGTGACGCACCGGTCACAAACCTTGGCTAGTTCGATGCCCTGTCCGTCATATTCCCACCAAGAATACCCATCGTGTCCGTCCATGCAGGGGTCATCATTCATTTGCTTTTTCCTTTCCTGTCAAAGAAACCTAGCCATTGCGTACCCTCTACCTGGGGTTGGAAGAAGTTGATTTCGTACTCAGCATCGTGCGGCAGCGGGACTAGGAATAGGTTGTAGCCGTAGCCGAATTTATCCATCAGCTTCATGAGGGCGCGTAGGTCGCGATCGGGTGTGGTCTTTGCCCAGTCGTGGACACTAGCTGCAAAGAAGTGTTGGTTAGCCTGGGTTTCTTGTTTTTCTTTGAATCCGGTCATTTGCATTTCATGCTCCTTTTGCGATGGGGATAATTTTTCGGGCTCGTGCGTCTGCGATCTTGGCCTTGCTGCCGTGGGCGCGGAACCCTACGATCACGGCTCGGTCACGGCGCTGGCACAGTTGGCAGGTGTAACAAGTTACATCGTCCTTTAGCTGCGCGGGACAGACAACGATGCTGCGCCCGGCAGGGGTGGTAGCCTTGGGTGGTGTGTCCATCGGCACAACGCACACTACAGGCCCGGCTTGCAGGTCTGCCAGGGTATCAGCTTCACCCGCATCGTCTGCCGATAGGTTGATGGTGTAGCCCCATTCGTTCGCGTGGCGTATCCACTTGATTGCCTGGGGGGATTTCTTATGGGTGTAGGTGAACCCTCTGCGCCCGATGTTGGCCTTGACTACTTCGCCCAAGGCGGCAGGGTCAACGCGCTCACCCTCCCCAGGCAGGTCACCTGCAACCTTATCGCGCCATAGCTGACCCTCTGGCATGGATTGGATGAAGTTGACTAGCCCCGGCAACGGGACACCATCACGATCAACCCGGTTCCAGGCCAAGCTAGTGAGGAAATCTTCGCCATAGCAGTCATCCTCGTAGTGTGGGCAGGATGGTGGGCAGGTCTTGCGTGAACCATAGGTGACCGGGATTGGCCCGGTTTTGCGGTTCGCTGATTTCTTGATGGTCAGAAAGTTCATTCTTCGCCCTCAGTTTCTTGGATGGTCGTTGCCCCCTGGCAGTCGTTGCAATGCGCTGCGTGGTAGGTGTTCTCCAACACCCATTCTTGCGCGTCCTTGTCCCATTCAGCCCAGGCGTCAAGCAGCACACTCTCACCCTTGCAATGTATGCAGATCATTCTTTTCATGTCAGTCTCCTATGCGAACAAAAGTCATGTGTTGGCTAATGAATTTCTTGATATCGTTTCGTGCAGCGGCTCGTGCGCGGCGGCTTTCGTTTTGCTTGGCAGCTTGCTCACGACACTTAGCGCGCCAACGATACGCACCGCTAGATGGTTCGGTAACAGGGGCTAGCTTGTCCAGTTTGTCGAGCAGCCGGATGGGGCAGTCGTAGTAGAACGGGTGCATGCCCTCGTCTATTTCCTTATAGCGGAATTCAACGTAGTCACTCAGCTTGTGAACGTGCTTGCGCTCGGTCAGGCACACAATCCCGTACGTTTGTACGCGCTCCATGGTGCTGCCTTCAGGGGTATAAAGTTTGTCCCAGGCGGTCAGTTGCATCACGCCGTAGAAGGTGCTGCCGCGCATCACTCCGTCCAGTAACTTGAACCGGGGCTGGGTCTTGCCCAGGTCGTCCTGCTCCAGTTCTTTGCGAAGAACATCGATTGTCTTGGTGGTCTTGTGAATTTGAAAAGAAGTCCAGCCCATGATTTACTCTCCTGTCAGTTGAAGTTGCTTTGCTTGGTTAAGTTCTTTCGCTAGCCAACCCAGTTGTTGCCCGATGCCCAGGCCGCGCAAGGGTGTGTCGATCTGCTCGAACATATTTCCCCCCAGGCGGTCTGCCAGGATGGGCACAACGTAGGCGCGTGGTGCAAGGATTACGCAGCGCTCACCGCGGTAACCCCTGGCGTGTAGGGCAGCAGATACCCTGGCACCCCAGGCGCGGCGTTTCTCCAGGCTAGCGTCACGCAGGGCTAGGTCATAGGGCTCGACCTGGGTGTCGGGCTCAACTAGGCCGTGTTTAGCGCTCAGGATTGCCCATCGGGTTGAGCGCAGCTTGGCGATCTCGCTAGCTAGCTTGAAGGATTGGCCGGTGTACAGGTCTGCTGCCGGTGCGGGGTGGGGTAGCTTACGGGCGCTACAGGCCACAAGGTAGATGGTCATTCTTCTTCTCCAAAATCCTCGGGGTCGCCCGGGTAGTCGGGGTCACGTGGGTTGGGGTTACGGATGTACTCTGCAAGGCGGCGGCGTTCGAAGCGAACCTGGGCGGCAAGTTCTTCGCGCTCGGATTCGTATGGGTCGTAGTCGATCATGGTCAGCCTTTACAGGGTTGCACGTTGTGCCAGGGCTGCGGTTATCTGCCCCGAGCGCTCAAGCTGGTCAACGAATTCAACAAATTCGCATCGGGTGTCGGTGCAGTAGTCCCGGCGGGTTTTGTCCTTGCGTGTCCAGTCAATCCAGCCGCGCGATGGATAGCGTTTGCGGTCGGCGAAGGGGTGCGCTGCCCAGAATGCGGCGCGGATTTGCTTTTGGTTGGTCATCATGGTCAATCCCCCAGGACGAAGGCTGCGCCCATGACGCCGAAGGCGATCAGGGAAACCAGGGCAAGGCCGACAGAGATAGTCCCGGCAAGCAGGGCTATCGATGTGGTCAGGGTTCCCGCAAACCCGATCAGGGCGGCAGCGACACGCAGGGTGGTGATTACTGGGTCAGTCATGGTCAACCCCTCCAGGCCAAGAGGATGCCGATCACGGCTGCAGCCACCAGGGTGAGGAGGAAATCAACGGCAGCGCGCCGTTTGGATTCCACCCGTTCAGGTGTGTAGTGTTGTCTGTACTTGCTCATGGAAACCCTTTCGGTTAGTAGCGATGCGATGGTGCATCCCCTAACCCTGGCTCGCAGGGCTAGAGGCTGAATCATCAGAACCCGCCGTAGTTGTCGGGGTTGTACTCGCGTTGGTGTCCCTGGTAGACGTCACGCGCGTCCTCATCCAGGAACCGATCGAAGTCGAAGCGTTCGCCATTGGGCAGCAGGATGATCGTGCCGTGGGGGAAGTGAGAATTGGTCTCACGTTCGTCATACAGGGCCAGGGCCAGACGTTTGAGCAGGTCGTACTCATCGTCTTCAGCCATGGGCCAGGGGCAGGTGTCGCAGTCGCCCTCGTCATAGCGGCGGATGAGCAGGGATGCCCCGCCGTCATAACCCCCGAAGGGGTAGTGCAGTTGTCCGTCTTGAACGATCAGGGTGATTTGTTCCATGGTGGTTCTCCTCACAGGCGGGTTACGTCAAGAAGGGAATCGAACCCGCCGTTAGCTACTTCGCCGATCAGGAACATGATGGGCTGCTCGTCACCGACCACATTGGTCTGCTTGTCGTTGTAGGTCACAGGGGAAGTGATGAAGTGATACCACTCAGAAGAACCCTCGTTTGCTTTGGCAATGAAGGGTTTGAGTTCATCCAAGGTCAGGGAAAACTTAGCTTTCAACATGATTCGCTCCTAGAGGAAAGGTTGTTCGCAACACATGAATTGCGTTGCGTCTATGTAATGTATTCGATTGTCAACCCCCTCCCATGTCACAAACGCGACAACTACCAGGGAATCAAGTTGCAGCTGCAGGGGATTGATTGCGCGGCGGCTCGGTGGTATCTTCGCGTAGTCCGAATTTGTACCCATGCAACATGAACCAAGAAACAAAAGACAACGCCCGGGCAGCAGGTAGTGCAAGGCCGATAAAGAAGCTAACCAGGAAGCAGATCGAGCAAGGGTTTGATCAGTTCCCGGTAGAGGTATTACTCAGCGCCGGCCCAGGGAAGAAGGCAGACCTAACACCAAGACAGAGAGAATTCGCCCGGCAGCTGGCATTGGCTCCCAGTAAGGCAGAGGCATACAGAAGAGCATATAACTCCACAGGCAAGCCCAAAACACAGGGTGACCAAGCGTCCAGGCTGTCACGCGATTCCAGAATACATGCTGAAATGGAGGCCTACAAGCTAGCCCTGGAGGCAGAGAAACATAGAACCCCTGCACAACTGAAATCCCTGCTCGTCCAGCAGCTTGTCCAGCACTCCCTGGACGAAGACTTTCCCCCTGCTCAGCGTGTGCAATGCCTGAAGCTACTTGGCTCCTTGTTCGAGGTCGGGGCCTTTGTCGAGCGCAAGGAGATCACCACGGTCAAGCGATCTGATGACATACGCGCGCGCATACTTGAGACACTCAAAGATGTGACAGACGTCCAGGCCATCGATGTGGATGACGGACTAAGCCTGCTCGCCGAGCTCAGGCCGCGGGACGATGCCGAAATCCTAGGTTCTGCTGACCCCACTACCGGGGCACCCCCACAAAAAAGTTCCCGGGGGTCGGGCGAGGATACGCATACTATTCCACTCGAAGGATCCCAATCTAAATCTATTCCACTTAAATCACCTGACCCTATTTCCGATTCCTCCCCAGGAAACACCCCCCCTATCGATTCCGGGGAATGAGGGGTGGGGGGTATATATTTGGCCAAAACCAAAAGTAGTACTAAAGTTACGTTTTGTAACAAGTTACATTCCGTGACTAAAGTATTACAAAACATACTAGGGTTAACGTGAAGAAAGTAAACAAAAGTGTTACGGGATTTGAGGAGGGGGTGGGTAGGTGTATGACTGAGAAGCAGAAGACTATTTTTCTTGTGATAGATGAGTGGTGGAAGAGGTTTGGGTATGGGCCGTCTGTAGATGATGTGATGAGGTTGACTGGGGACAGGGGCCGGGGTAATGTGGTGCGGACGATGAAGGCTTTGTGTGATTTGGGGATATGTAAGAGGGTTCCTCGTCGGGCTAGGAGTATCCGGCCGGTGTATATCAAGTTTAGGAACATTGAATGAAGCTAGATGAGATTGTCTTGGCGATAGAGAAGTTACCTGCTGAAGTTCAAGAGCGGGTGTATGAAGACCTGACGGACCTGAAGCGGGCGAAGAAGAGAGAAGAGGCCCAGGTTAACTACATGAAGTATGTAAAGGCGATGTGGCCTGGGTTTGTCCATGGGAGACATCATGCTTTGATGGCTAAGAAGTTTGAGGCGATTGCTGAGGGGAAGCTAAAGAGACTGATCATTAACATGCCGCCCCGGCATACAAAGTCTGAGTTTGCGAGTTATTTACTGCCTAGTTGGTATCTGGGGAGAAACCCTAATAAGAAGGTGATCCAGTGTTCTAACACAGCGGAACTGGCTGTGGGGTTTGGGCGCAAGGTTAGGAACCTGGTGGACTCTGAGCACTATGCTGAGATCTTCCCGAACGTGAGTTTGAGGGTAGACAGTAAGGCGGCTGGTAGATGGGCGACGTCTGGGGGCGGGGAGTACTTTGCTATCGGTGTAGGGGGTACGGTGACGGGTAAGGGTGCGGATCTACTGATCATCGACGACCCTCATTCGGAACAAGAAGCGGCGTTGGCGGCGGGAGACCCCTCTGTTTACGATAAGGTGTATGAGTGGTACACGTCTGGACCTAGACAGCGTTTACAGCCGGGCGGGGCGATTGTGATCGTGATGACTCGGTGGGGGGATAGAGACCTGACTGGGCGGGTGATTAAAGATGCCGCGATGAGAGAGAAGGGGGAAGAGTGGGAGGTAATTGAGCTCCCGGCGATCCTCCCGAGCGGTAACCCCCTATGGCCAGAGTTCTGGAGCAAAGAAGAACTAGAGGCCCTGAGAGACGAACTCCCTCCGAGTAAGTGGAACGCCCAGTATCAACAAAGCCCAACGGGGGAAGAAGGGGCGCTGGTTAAGAGGGAGTGGTGGAAGCTGTGGGAGAAAGACGACCCCCCGAAGATTGAGTACCTGATACAGAGCTGGGACACGGCGTTCACGAAGAATGAGAGGAGTGACTACTCGGCCTGTGTGACGCTAGGGGTGTTCTATATGAATGAGAACACGAATGATCCTAATATTATCTTGTTGGACTCGTTCCAAAAGAGGATGGAGTTCCCTGAGCTGAAGGACAAGGCGATGAGTCATTATCAGTATTGGGAGCCAGATACGTTACTGGTGGAAGCCAAGGCGGCGGGAGCTCCTTTGGTGTTTGAGCTGAGGCAGATGGGGATCCCGGTGACGGAGTACACGCCCAGCCGGGGGACGCGGCAGGTGAGTAATGACAAGTTTGCCCGATTAAACTCTGTGACTGATTTGTTCAGGTCGGGTAAAGTATGGGCACCGGACACCCGATGGGCGTATGAGCTGATTGAGCAGATGGCTGCTTTCCCGAATGCTGAGCACGACGACTTAGTAGACGCGACGGTTCAGGCGTTATTGAGGTTCAGACAAGGTGGGTTTTTGCGTCTTCAGACTGATGAAGCGGACGAGCCTATAAGTTTCAAGCGGAAACGCGCTTACTATTAAGGTAGAACATGGCCACAAACAGCATGACACCGAGTTTGTATCAGGCTCCCGAGGGGCTAGAGTCGATTGCAATGGAACCCGC